TCATTAATAAAAATAAAGATAAGCCTTATATAATGAAAGAAAATAAGGTAGAAATGAATGAATATTTAAATGAGTTAACAACTAAGCGTAGATTTGGTTACAAGCTAGGAGATAATTTAAATATAATATTAACTCCTAACCCTAAAAAGAAAGATGGTAGCACTAATAATGGTGCTACTATTAAATTAGAACTATTATTTTAAAGGAAACACAATGACAATATATGCGTGGGACATCGAAGCGAATGGCTTCCAAGATGTAGCGGACACAATATGGGTTTCAGTAATGCGTAACTTAGATACAAAAGAGTTACATATCTTCAGTGATCATGATGATAAGTACCCTAACCTATCTGAATCATTTAAGTTATTAGATGATGCTACAGGTATTATAGCACACAACGGTATGAGATATGATCGTGTAGTGCTAGATAAAGTAGCAGGATACGCTATAGATCGTAACAAAATAATTGATACGGTAATATACTCAAGGTTAAATGACTTCCATCGTAAGAAAACATTTAGAAAACATAGTCTTAAAGCTCTTGCTATACAAGCAGGAGAAGAACAGAAGATGGATTATGATGGTGGCTTTGATAACTACTCTGATCAAATGGTAGAATACTGTGTAGCAGATGTTGATGCTAACATAGCTGTGTATCATATGCTTATGAAAGAGTATGAACAAGTTAAGAAGACTAACCCTAACTATGATGATGCAATTAATATCGAGCATCAGATGGCTTACTGGTCTAGTGAACAGATAAGAAATGGTTGGGAAATAAACGAAGAACTACTGGACAGTACTATAACTAAAATAAAAGGCGAAGTGAATGATATCGAAAGAAGAGTCGAACCAAAGCTTGGAACACTTACGATTACAATCGACAAAGAACCGAAGACAGCTAAATACAAGAAGAACGGAGAATACACCGCTGTTTCTGCAAGGCTACTCAGCGACTATCTTGGGCGCTATGTTGATGTGTCTGATGCTTTATCTGATAATCCCCCAATAAAACCTGGGGAAGAGTTTCAGCGACAAGAAACAGTTGAGGCAAGGCTAGGTAACCAAGAACATCTTAAAGAATTTCTTTACACGATAGGCTGGGAACCGACTCAATGGAACTGGAAGAAAATAAACGGACAATTTCATAGAGTAAGTCCTAAGTTAACTACAGATAGCTTAATAAAACTAGGTGATATAGGTAAAGATATAGATAAATACTTTACACTAAGAGCTAGACATAGCATACTAACTGGATGGAAGGAACACATACATGATGGAAGATTATATGGTGATGTTATTGATATTGGTGCCGCTACTGGTCGTCAAACACACAAAATAATAGCTAACATACCCTCACCTAAAGCTACTTATGGTAGCGAGATACGCTCAATGTTTATCTCTGCTAAAGATAAGGTGCTTATATCAGCTGACGGTGCAGGTTATCAAGCCAGAGTAGTAGCTCACTTTGGTAAAGATCAAGAGATGTCTGATGAGATATTGAAAGGAGATATACACCAGAAGAACGCTGATGCTATACAGTGTACTCGTAATGAAGCTAAACCTTTCTTCTTTGCTTTCTTATTTGGTGCAGGAGGAGTTAAACTAGGTACTATCCTAGGTAGATCTTCTATTGCAGGTAATAAAGCTAAAGATGCTTTCTTAAACCGCTGGCCTGCATTGGCTAACTTAACAGAGAAAGTAAAGAACGTAGCTCAACAACGAGGTTACTTACGTGGACTTGATGGTCGTCGTATTTACACTGAAGAAGCATACAAAGCATTCAACTACCTTATACAAGGTACTGAAGCTATACTAATGAAACGTACTATTGTACGAATCAACGAGGCCTTTGAGAAAGAAGGTATAGAAGCGAAGCAATTACTGTTCTACCATGATGAATGTACGTGGGAAGTATCTCCTGAAGATGCTATCAAAGCAGAACCAATCATACGTAAGTGGTTTATTGAAGCGCCTAAAGAATTAGGTGTAGAGATAATGGAAGCAGGCGATTGTAAAATAGGTAACGATTATTTAGAGGTGCACTAATGCCATATATTGAAAAGAGTAAACGAGAAGAATTATTTGATAGAGATCCTGAGACAGCAGGAGAACTTCAATACCTTATAGCTGAAATGATTCAAGGCTATATAACAGATAAGGGCCCCTATAACTATCAAACACTTAATGATGTTATGGGAGCTTTAGCAGGAGCTCAGATGGAGTTCTACCGTAAAGTAGTTGCTCCTTATGAGAATAAGAAGGAGATAATTAATGGATCAGTATACTAGTCCTCGTATAGTTACTATGTATACCAAACCTAACTGTGAATTTTGTGAGAAGGCAAAAAACTTATTGCATTCCCTAGAGAATTGTGTTATAAATGAAGTTCGACTAGATAAAGAACCTCAATTTATAGATGATGTTAAAGAAAGGCTAGGCAATACCGTACCACAAATAATAATTAATGGTCTCCACATTGGGGGCTATGATCATTTAGTTGAATACGTAGATACATGGAATTAATAGAAGTATTCTTCCTGTTGATAGGCATAATACTATTTCAGTCTTATCAGCTATGGAAGTTAGATAAGAAGGCCGACGAATTACTTGACATAGTAATCGGCCTTCATATGGGTGAACTTGAAATAACAAAGGTAGAAGATGATGAGTACTAATATATACATTGACGGAGACATTCTAGTATACCAATCTATTTGGGGTGCTACAAGTAACAAAGATATTAAGAAGAAGCTAGACCAAACAATAACTAATATAATGTCAGACCTACAAGGTGGTAATGGCATGATAGCTATCAAAGGTATAGGTAACTTTAGAAAGGATATTTACCCACCATACAAAGGTAATAGAAAGAAAGAGTTAACTCAAGAAGAAACAGATTTCTTTGAATATGCTTACAACTATTTAAAGGATGGCTGGAAAGCAGTAACAGCAGATGATATGGAAGCAGATGATCTGTTAGCTATCTGGCAGACAAGGGATCCTGGCATTATAGTAAGTATAGATAAAGATATGTTACAAGTACCAGGGCTACATTACAATACAAGAAGAAAGGATTATACTAATATCTCTGAAGAAGAAGCTTCATTACTACTACATACTCAAGTAATGATGGGTGATTCTACAGATAATATTCCTGGACTAAGAGGTATAGGTAAGGTTAAAGCCTCAAAGGTACTTGAAGGCGTACCTATGAATCAACACCTATCTAAAGTAAAAGACTTTTGGAAAGAACATTATGGTAGAGGTTGGGAAGACAATATGCAACTCAACATGGATCTTATATACTTAAGGAGAACACTTGATGATCGCTATAATATCTGCACAGGACGAAGAACTACTAAAAACATTCAACATAAAAGTGGAGAAGGACTGGAATCATCCAGACCAATACCAAGCAACATTCGTAAAGGGTTGGGTGAATGTAGTGACGACTGGGGAGACGAGGGAACAAGCAATATATCGTCTTAAAGAAATACTTGCGGCAGAAATCTTAATTAACAATCCTAAATTAAGTGTGGAATCTGCATTTGAACAATTAATAATGTGTAACAAGCTAGGAGTATAGCGATGGGTAGAATAATTAGAAAGACTAACTGTGATTCTTGTGGTTCATCTAATAATAAATGTGAATACGATGATGGGTCTACATGGTGTTTCACTCCAGACTGTGAGGGTAACAAGAAAGCATTTGCTAAGAAAGAAGAAAATACTGTTGTACCAATAAAGTCTTTACCCTTTGGTACATCAGCTGAACGTAATATATCTACTAAGATATGTGAGATGTTTGGTGTTACAAGAGAAGTATCCTCTGATGGAGGTACTAGTGCCGTATACTACCCTTACTATGAGAACAATGTAGTAGTAGGTAGTAAGAAAAGATTATTCCCTAAAGACTTTAGAGTAGAAGGAAGACTACCTCTTACTTTATTCGGTCAGAATATATTTGCTGGAGGTGGTAAGCGTATTGTTATTACTGAAGGTGAAGAAGATACTCTTGCTGTAGCAGAAGCATATAGTAAGTATAACACAGGTATAATTTATCCTGTAGTCTCTATACCTTCTGCATCTAACTTAAAGGCAGTAGTAGAGAACCGAGATTACCTTAGATCATTTGAAGAAGTTATACTATTCATAGATACAGATGAAGCAGGTGATATAGCAGTAGATAAGTTAGCTAATGCTATTGGCTTTGATAAAGTAAAGGTAGCTAAGACACAACACAAAGATGCATCAGAAGCTTTAACTAACACAGGACATATGGCATTACTCAGAGGTATATGGGATGCACAACAATACAGTCCTCAAGGTATTATTACTGGTGAAGATCTGTGGAGTAAGTTAGTAGAATATAATGAGATAGAATCTTTACCTTACCCGGAGTGTTTCTCAGGGCTTAATGATAAGATTAAAGGTATGA